CGTTAGTATGGTGGATTTGAAAGGAAGGATACTTATGAACTGTTTTTCTCTTGAACTACTTACTCTTTATACGATTTTTTGTTTTTTGATATTCTTTATATACCTTAATATCGTGGACCAATAAAATAGAGTAGATTTCGTCTAAATCCATTTCAAAGGTAGGTATCTGTCTTAATAATGAGTTTGCTCCCTTCATATATTTTACATCAAAAGAAGGATTTATCTCTTCTAACATTATCTCTTCAAAATAATTTTCTATCCAAATTGGAATATGAGTGTTTTTGACTTTCGATAAAACATCCTTATGGACGATAGCTCTTTTTTTGTTTTCCAGTTCCATTTCAAATGTCTCTTCAAAACATTTGGTGTAAATTTCTTTGATTTTTTTCATCGTCAACGCTTTTCTTCCATCTCGATAAAAATAATCTCTCAGGTCGTCTAAACCATTACAAGTGTAGTTGGACATGATATAGACGTTAAGACTTTCTAACGATCCTTTATAAACAAGGTTTGGGTTTGTTTCCGTTTCTTTAAAGAAACGGTGTAGCTCTTTCTTGCTAATTTTTTGATTTGACATTTTATGTCTCCTTTTTATTAGTTGAATAAATTGTATATTTCGTCTTCTGTGTATTCTTCTTTTTTCTCTTCTTGAAGAGGTTCTTGTTGGTTGGTTTTTTCCGAAGGAAAAATAAAGGCGGTTTTTTTCTTATTTTTCTTATATTCCTTAGAATCCTTAGAGTTCTTATCCTTATTACTCTTATTAGGGGGGAAAACCCCCCCTTTTTCTGTTCTAGGCATGTTTTCGCCATGTTTTCGTGTTGTTTTGTTCGTGTTTTCTTCGTGTTTTGTTCGTGTTTCTACATTGTTCTCTATTTGTTCCGTTTCTTCATCGAAAAACTCGTTTTTTGTGACAATCTGATCGTCAAATTTAATTTCTAATACTCCATCATAGACCATTTTGTCATAGTTGATTATCGTTATAATATAGCCATATCTTGCATTCGATCCTACAGGTTTTATTTTGATAAAATTATTATTTTCAAGCTCTGTGAAAAAAGAAGAAACCTTTTTTCTGTCCCAATGCCATCTCTCTGCTAAAAAATGTTTACTTACCCAAGTTTCTCCTCTTCCAACATAAACTGGTTTTTGTGTTTTTTTGTTTATCTCATTTTTGCCTTTATGATGTGCCGAAAAAAGCAAATCTAAATGAGCTCTAGGTTTATCGTAAGTGTTATTTCTATAAAAACTACACTCCCATAATTTTTTTGCAATTGTTTTATACTCCATTTCCATTAGAATTGTGTTCCCTTTTTTAAAAAAGCCCCACCAAGATTCGCAGTCTTGATGGGGCACAGAAGAGGATAGGATTCCTCCGTTGAGACTCTATTTTTTATCGTTAAAAGTTTAATTCCTATTAGGGCTGCGACCCAAAAAAACTTACAACGTTCAAACACTTAGACACTACTTTAACACTTTTGTTCCTGGAAGTCAATACTTTTTTCAAAAAACTTTCCTTTTTTCAATTTATTCTAATGCAAATACCGTGCCAATTTTTAATATGCGTTTTTACTGGGTTTTTTTGATTTTTGCGTTTGAAAGTGTGCAAAAAAATGAACAACCGTACCTTTTGGGTCGTTCCAAAACGAACGTTTTTGAGTAAAAAATAAAAATGGCAAGAATCGTGCCAACTTTTAATTTTTATAAACCATTGATTTTGAAGGACTTATGAAAATAATACTTTTTTATACAATCTGGCACGGTATATGCTATATAAAGGGTAGATGATAAACATTAATTTACCCCCTAACTAAAATATACAATATCGTATAATTGTATATAATTAAAAAGGAATCAAATATGACAGAAAAAGAAATGAAAGCACTATTTGAAATAGTTAAGATCGAAATAATAGAGAGTGCTAGAGATGGTTATGTCCACAATATGGAAGGATATAACGGACTCAAATTAGCTCAACAGATTATCCTTGGTTGTAATTATGAGGAATTTAAAGAAGCTGTATTAGACGATTTAGATCAAAAAGAAAGAAGGATTAAATTAGAATTAGAGATTGCAGAAGCTGAAAAGCGAGGAGAAAAATTATGGTTTGTAAGATAAGGCAAGTAGAAGTAATAACAGAAGATATATTGTGGGACAAAGTTGCAGACGACAAAACTTGGGCACAAATCTTAAGAGAGAATTGTGGTGAAGAAATTATAACCACAAGCAAAGGGTCGATAAGATTAGGTGATGAAGAGTTTTTTGTTGTAGGAAAGGAGATAAATAATGTGTGAACAAAAATTTAAATGGCTAACGCCCAAAGTTCGCAAGGATATCTATAATGAGTATATGCAAGACAATATTACCCAGATGGAGTTAGCGGACAAGTATGGTATTACCCAAAAAACTGTAAGTGTAATAATTAAAAGAGGTAGATTATATCTAGAGATTATTAACGGTAATTGTGTAGACACAGATGGCACGATAGCATACTTTGAGGGACGATAATTATGGGTTGTTGTTATATTGCTGTTTCAGATACTACTGAGAAAGTTTATGTTGGGATGACTTCTAAGACATTGGAGTGGAGAAAAAAATATCATAAATATGATATGAATAAATTGGACTATAAATTTCAAAGAGCTCTCCGTAAATATGGTTGGGAAGACTTTTATTGGACCAAGGTGTTTGAATCCGATGACATTAATGTATTAAAAAAGAGAGAAATTATGTTGATACAATTGTATAATTCTTTCAAGAATGGATATAATTCAACATTAGGTGGTGATGGGTGTGTTGGTGTAAAAATGTCAGAAGAAACAAAAAAGAAAATGTCAGAAACAAAAAAAGGAATAAAAAAAACAGAAGAACATAAAAGAAAAATATCAGAGTCTTTAAAGGGACATTGTTTTACAGAGATAACGAAGAAAAAAATATCTGAAAAATTAAAAGGAATAAAAAGATCTGAAGAAACGAGAATAAAAATATCAGAAGCACAAAAGGTAGTTAAAAAGGGAATTAAAAGAGATATTTATTATGTTCAAAAATTCTTAGGTAAAAATAATCCATTTTATGGAAAAAAACATTCAGAAGAAACAAAAAAGAAAATGTCAGAAACAAAGAGAAAAAATAGAGAAATAAAACAATTAAACAAGCAACAAAAAGTCAACAAATTGTTTTAAGTAACACAAACTTCCGTTAGAAAGGACGGACTAATTAAAAAGATGAAGTGAAAAAAGGAAACAAATTATGAACGGCAATCTTAATATGGAAGGATTAAATGAATCAGGAATCTATTGTATTACGGACAAGCTGAACGACAAAGTTTATGTAGGTGCAACAGGTAATTTTAGAAAAAGATATATTGCGTGGAAGACAGTATTAAAACGCAATAAATGCCATAATCCAGAATTACAAGCAAGATATAATCATCACGGTGACAAAATTTTTAGATATGAAGTGCTAGAGATATGCGACCCAGAAAAATTAGAGGCAAGAGAAGAGTATTGGTGCCTTAAATTAAATAGTATTAACGAAGGCGGTTATAACTACATCTCCCCGAGTCGTAATTACGTGCCAGATTGTGTTGGTCGTAAGATTAGTGCATCAAATTCTGGAAAAAATAATTGGAATTATGGTAACAAAAGAAGCGAAAAAGTTAAAGCAAAAATCTCAGCTGGAATGAAAAAAGCGTGGGCAAAAAGAAAAGGAGAACAATAAAATGAATGATAAACAAAAGATGACAATTACCACACAAGATTATAACGGAGAAGATATCGAATTAATCAAATATGATGTAGATAAAATAATTTTTTCGACTTTAGAAAAGAAAGAGTTTGTTTTTTATGGGGTTAAACATTTAACTCAAAAAGCAAAAGACGGAAAAAGGACTGTAGATTTTTTATTTGATAATTGTCAAGAGATTATAACAAAAACAGAGGATATAACGACACAGGGAGAAGATTATCTACATATATGTAATTGCACAGGTTCTCCAGGAAGAAAAAATTTCCTCCAAACAATGCAAGAAACAATAAATGGATTGAGAGAAGAAAATAAAAGACTGAGAAAACAGTATGATTGGTTAATAGAGGCAAGAGAAGAAGAAAAAGAAGACAATGAAGAGTTAGTAAAAAATGTATTGACGGCGTTCAAAAAAGAAATGCGAAAAAAGGAAGATAATAAATGATAACATCAACCATAGTAACTAAAGACAGGGAGAATGGGCTCTACGGAGCCCTACTCTCTGTTTTACAGCAAACAGTTAAGCCTAATGAGGTTATTATATACGACGACTCGCTTCGCCCCAAACATAAAGATATTTGGAAGATCGAATCATTTGCTTATTTAAAATCTCTATCCGAACTCTACGGTGTAGATATTAGATACTATAAAACTAATGATGTTGGGCAGACGATTAATCATCAAAGATCATTAAACGATGCAAGATATCAATATATATGGAGACTGGATGATGACGAAGTAGCTAATGCAGATGTCCTCGAAAAACTATATAACTGCATTATCTTAGGTAAGAGAGCTGCTGTTGGGGGGTTAGTGATACAACCTGATCAAACAGGGGTTACTAATGTCCGTAAACAAACCATAGCAGACACAGAGTCTCACACTCAGATGTATTTACATCAAGTTAACAAACCTTTCGAAGTCCAACACTTACACTCTACTTTTTTGTTCGATAAAACGAAAACAGATGGTTATCCAGATTTAATTTTAGATAAAATTGGAGTAAGAGAAGAGACTATATTTACATATGAGATGTTTAGAAAAGGATATAGTTTATGGGTAGTTCCAGATTGTATAACTTGGCATTTCCGTAGTAAAAAAGGTGGGATGAGAAGTCAGAATCCTGAAGGTTATACATTTAATAACAATGTATTAAATCATAAAAAGAATCTTTGGGCTATGATTAATCCTAACACTGATTTATTAATTATGGATCAGAATGGAATAGGAGACTCAATCGTTTTAGAGTCTGTTTTAAAGGATATAACGAAGAAATATCACAATGGAACTGTTTGGGTTTGCACTCCTAATATTGAGGTGTTTAAGATGTCTCCACAACAGTTTTTAAATGTTAAATTTTTAACAGAAGAAGATGGTAGAATATATTTTAATGGTAGATTGCCTGAGAGTATTTATGGTTTTATGGCTAAAAAGGAGTGGAAAAAAAGTATGGCTGATGCATACAAGGAGTTTTATAATGTCTAAATTTAAAATAGTAATCTCACCTTACGCAAGAAAAACAGATAATCCAAATCCCAAAGACTATCCTTACTGGAACCTGTTAATAAAAAAACTAAATCAAAGATATGAGAACTTACATTTTACTCAGATAGGTTTAGAAGGCGAGAAAATATTGGAAGGTGTTAATGGAGTTGTTCAAGGAATGCCTCTTATGTTCCTTAAAAAAGAATTACAGGAATCAGATTTAGTTTTGAGCGTAGATAATGCAATCCAACATCTTTGCGCAAGATATGAGATTCCTTGCGTTTGTATTTTTAGCGTTTCCAACCCTAAGATTTGGGGTCATCAAAATAATAGAAATATTTATAAAGATAAAAAA